CCGTTCGGCGGCCTCTTGGGACTACTTGTCCTGATCCTGCTTGTCCTGTGGCTGTTCGGTGCGCTCGGTGCCTCGCCGTTCTATCACGGTCGGGTTTACTAAAAGGAGTTCAAAATGGCAACCTTCACGGAAACTGTTGTAATCAGCGGCAAAGGTAACGTGGTTCCTTCGCTCGTGCCACCGCAACCGATCTTTGACAAGCCGGCGGCGAACCTCACTGCCAACCAGCGTGACATTGCAATGCTGATGGCGCAGTTGCTGGCTGGCAGTTCGCCAGACAAATTCGCAATCGACAAGGCGTTTGAAAGCGCCAAGAAAATCATCGAAGTAGTCAAAGAGCGTGTGTGATGGTCAACTTCATTGCGGACTCTTCCGACATCAATCGAAGGCTGCGGGAGATACGCAAAGAGGAAGGGCGCAGAGACACCGATTGGAAAACCGCAGTAGACGAGGACTTGACGGTAATTGCACATAGCCTCGGCCTCGCACGCGGCAACGATGGTGACTACAGCCTGCGCGCTCGGATCGAAGACAAACTCAGGAAGGCATCATGGACCTAGAACTACCTGACATTCACTTCGGCGAAGCCGACAAACCACCGGCGGATTGGCGCAAGCGACCCAACATTCTGTCGCTGATCGACACTGATGACGAGTTGCCGGTCACACCGGAAAGTGTCGTGAACATGCTCGGTTATGATCCGCTAGAGGGAGACACACCAAATGCCTAATTCTTACGTCATGCTAGAACGACTGCCGACCGGTCAAACGGCGCTTCGCGTCAACAACGGCGATTTTGGATTTGACACAACCGACGGACTAAAAGCATCGTCGGCTGTGCAAGCGATCACCGCCGCTGGCGCCGTTGTTCCAACAAGCGCCGATGTGCAGATCACCGGGCCGGTGACCAGCACGTACGCAATTACACTTGCCGCGCCCGGCGCAAACGACATCGGCCACATGCTGATCCTCGAAATGATCGCGACTACTTCAACGAACGCGGTTACGCTGGCGCTGACCAATGTCGCAGGCGGTACTGCTGCCGCTTCGTGTTCGTTTAGTGCCGCCGGCCACAAATTGATCCTGGTTGGTTGTGCTTCCAAGTGGGAAGTAATCAAACAGGACGGCGTGACACTGACATAAGAGCGCAGCGCAACCTTCCTCTTTCCGTTGCGTCCGGGATCGAGCGGGGCTACTCGGTGCCTATCGAAGTTTCCTCCCTGGGTTAGTGCGGACACTCGGAACGCATTGACCTTAACTTTACTCCCTCTCCCTTTTTCCTGTCAGGGAGAGGGGGCTTTTTCCAAACAGGTGCGCCATGGATAAAGTTGTGTTTGAGAACGACGCCATACGTGTAACCCGTGTGTCCATTGAACCGCATACTAGTTATGTGCCGCTCCAATCGCAGGACGCACAACTGGTCGTTTTCCTCAACCATCAATACGAAATGCGTAGCAGCGTCGAAGACGAACACTACCACGACCGCGGCGCTAGCGAAACCGCTTGGTACGAGGCGACCGGCCCACAGGAATATTCCGTGCGAAACCTTACCGACCAGTGGGCCGACCGTTTGATTATTGAAGTCAAAACGGACTGCTAGCGTGCGCGAACCGTTTGACGCTGGCCTGCGGCGTGTAATAGGACGAGGGCGCAAAGCTATGAGCGACAAACCCACAGACGAAGCCGAAGACATGACCGGCAAAAGCACGTTGACGCCAGAGGAACACGAGGAAAAGTGGACCTCTCCAAATGCGTTTAGCGTGTCTATCGGCAACAAAGTTGTGTGGGGTGGGCCGAAGACGCCGCAGGAACGCCGGAACGCGAAGTGGATGGAAGAGTTTCTAAAGGCGCATCGCGCACGCAGGCGTAACCGGATATGAGTTACACAATCGACATCAACTACCTTGACGCTCCCTTTCAAGAGCAACAGCACCCGCGTAAACACGGCGGGGCTGGTGCGGGGCAGTTTGTCAAGAAAGGGTCGGAAGCTGGTGGGTTTAACGCGCCTCCCGCTAAGACGGTTTACCATGTCAAACCGATCGGTTTGATCCAGAAGGCAGCGGCGAGCGGCGGCACCCCGCAAGAACTTATCTCCAAGATACAGGCGGTCACTGCACTTTACAAACACGCGAACGTCGCATCGTACGCCAATGGTGTCATCAAGGCGCTGGAACAACACATCGGCGTACCAAAAGGGTCGCTCGGCACCGTTTCGTCAAAGCCCGGTGGCGGTGGTGCGAAGGCACCGCCAATAGGACCGAAACCTGCGTGGTTGAACAATCCGTATACACCGCCACCTCGTCCGCCCAAGCCACCGCCTGTTAATGCTTACACAGCAAAGCCGAAACCGGTGGTTACACCTGCGCCTAAAGAGGACTGGGAACTCGAAGCTGAGAAGGCGGCAGAGGAAGAAAAGAACAAGCCGCCTCCCACACCGACACAGGCTGCGGCAAACGTAACCGCACAGAAAAACAAAAAGGGGTTGCCACCGGCAGTTTGGGAACCAGGTGGTTTTACGCCGTTTCCTATCGCCGACATTGGAGACATTTACAAAGACGATGATGTCGGGCCGTACGTCAAAGCCGCTCGTATCAAACTCATTGCGAAGAACTCGGGTGAAGTACATGTAAAGCAAGAGGCGGCATTGTATTTGAAGAAATTGGAAGCGGATTTTGGACTACCTCCGGGCATGTTGGACAATCAGCACGGACTTGAGCCTGAGCCGGAACCGCTCCCCGCCGGTCCAATTCCACACCCGGAAGGTGGCCCGAAGCAACAGCAAATTTACAAACTGGGAATAGACCCGAACACGACAACAAAAGAGAAGATCGAGGAAATTATGAAGGTAGTGCTCGGCACGTCCGGGCAGTACACCAAAGAATTTGGTATGGAGTGGTTGAAGGCGCTCGGTTACAAAGAGCCTCCGCCTTCTGCGCCGCAACCGAAACCATCGTATGTTCCTCCGCCGCCACCGGCACCGAAGCCACTGCCTGCCAAGACTGTTCCTGCCAAGCCGTCGAAGAGTTGGCAGAAGGCACAGGCGGATTTTCTCAAGGCCGCGCGTTCGCCTTCTAACGACTGGGAGCAGACCGAAGCCATGGCGAGTTTTGGCACTGCGACAAAGACACTAAAATCAAAGCTGCCGCCCGATTTGTACAAGGTTATCCACGAATACACGAATAGCGCCTCGACTATTATCAATGGCGCGTTACGCGACGAATACAAACCAGACCAGCATACCGCCGAACAGATTGCCGCCATGGACGATCTGTTTGAGGAACGCATTACCCAAACGCTAAAAGACACAGTGCTGTGGCGGCACACACATTTCAACGACGATGTGGTTAAGGCGTGGTCGGCGTCATTGGCACTCGGGCTACCAACCCGTTTCAACTGCAAAGGGTTTCTGTCTACTTCATTCAAAAAGGATCGCGGCGCACTGGGCGGTAAATTCCGGTTGGAAATCCTGACCAGAGCAGGCACGCCTGCGGTAGTTGCTCAGCACATGTCAAACCACAAGAGCGAATGCGAAGTGTTGCTACGTCACGGGCAGGGGTTTGACATATTGGAGATCGACAATGTAGCGCGCTCGGATGGGTATCGACACATCAAAATGGTCACGCGAGGTAGTTGAGCCATGCTCGATAGTCTCACTCAGGACGCCCGCGACACACCAAAAGAGCGGGCAGCGTTCGCACAAATCAGGGCGGCTGAGAGGGACTATGCAGTACAGCTACGCAAGATTGCCCGTGCCATCGGCGACCAAGTGAAAGGCATTTCTCCGACCGATCCAAATGCGTTTGACACGCTGCAACGTGTGTTGGAAATGTATTCACACATCATACGCCCGTGGGCTGTCGCAACCGCTCGGCGTATGCTGGCCGACGTGGAACGCCGCGACCGACGTGCTTGGATTACCTACAGCCGCATGATGGGAACGCAGCTACGCCATGAGTTGTTGGACACGCCGCTTGGCGATACCTACCAGCAACTCATGGATCAGCAAGTCGATTTGATTACATCGCTACCGCTCGAAGCCGCGAAGCGCGTGCATACGCTCGTAACCGAGAAGTTGTTTACAGGCACGCGCGCCACCGAAGTTGCTAAACAGATCATGCTGACGGGCGAGGTAACGCAGGCTCGCGCCAACCTGATTGCACGGACAGAAACCTCTCGCGCTGCGACAACCGTTACTCAAACGCGGGCGCAATTCATTGGAAGCCCAGGTTACATCTGGCGGACAGCGAGGGACTACAAAGTGCGACCGGAAACCGGCATACCGCACTTCGCTTCGCTCAACACATTGGCGATGGGTAGTCACAGGAAGTTGGAAGGCACCTTCCACCTTTGGACCGATCCACCCATTGCTGATCCGACCGGGATACGCGCACACCCCGGCTCTATTTGGAATTGTCGGTGCTATCCAGAGCCGGTCATACCAAACCAGTTTTGAAGGAGGAAAGCATGGAACACGAGCACATACCGAGCAAGCCCGTGCATGACGCGGCGCTGGTACTTCAGCATATGGGATTTGACGTTACCCACCATCAGGTCAAAGCGGCAATCGACATGTTCCTGGCCTCGGCCAAGAACTACGATTTGGAGTTACAGCACCAGCATTGCTGCCACCACAAATAAGAGGAACCGAGATGCCGGGAATAAGCCAACACTCACCATGGCCGCAACGCGATGAAGAGTTGCGACGCGAGATGCGCGCCGGAGGCACATGGGATGACATCGCCAACCGAATGGGGTTGACCTACTACCAAATCAAAGGCCGCTCAGAACGGCTCAAACTCAGGAAACTCAACGCACAGCAGGAACGTCGGGTTAGCAACGCCACGCGCAAGACAACTTCAACGTCGGTAATGTCAAACCATTACCCCAGGTGTAATGGGCAGCTAATGCCCGGTGTCAGGACGCTTCCGCTGCTTCCGTCGCTTGCTGCAATAGGTGTCTTTTATGACGCCAACGAAATACAGGACAACGACGAATGACCCCGCAACAGCTAGTCGAATTGAAGTTGGACGAAGGCACAGCACTGCGCAAAGGCTCTCGTTTAGTTGTTTACGATGACGCCACCGGTAAACCGATTGGACCTGGCAGCTATGTAGTCGGGCATCCGACAATCGGCATCGGCAGAGCACTCGACACAAACGGGCTTAGCGACCTCGAAGCCGACTTCTTGCTGAGCGACGATGTGACAACAGCGCAGGGCGAGTTGTCCAAATACATGTGGTACCTGAAAGCGGACCCGGTTCGCCAAGGCGTACTTGAACAGCTTGCATTCAACCTCGGCATTACAAATTTGCTCACCTTCCGCCTCATGCTGGCAGCGGTGGCAGATCAGGACTGGAACGAAGCCGGCGTCCAGTTGTTGCACTCGCGATGGGCATCACAAGTGCAAGCGTCGCGCCGGGATCGGCTGATACAAGAACTGACGACCGGTGTTGTAAAACCCGCACCGGTTACCGTGTAGAGGACATGCAATGCCAAATCCCGTTATGCGCTTTTACACGACAGAGCAACTTGGTCCTGAGCGGTCGCTCACACCAGAGGGCTTCCTGTTGTGTAAGAATGTCCCGATTGCGCGGACGGGAAGTCAAATCTACGCGCACGGCGAAATTCCGGTTGAACCGGACAGCAACGGTCTGATCCACATAGACCGCCCTGAAAGCGAGGTGTTCCGCAATGAGACGCTAGCATCGTTCAACGGCAAACCTGTTGTCGATGAACATCCGCCGGAAGGCAGAGTTACTCCCGACCTATGGAGACAAAAGGCCGTTGGAGTGCTAATCAACCCGCGTCGTGGAGATGGGTTGAACTTTGACAATGCGTTTATGTACGCAGATATGTTGATACAAGACCAAGGTGCCATTGAGGCTGTCCTAAATGGCAAACGCGAGGTTAGTGCTGGGTACGATAGCGAATATTTGCAACTCGCACCGGGGCACGGACAGCAACGTAATATCGTAGGTAACCATGTGGCACTGGTCGACCGTGGTCGATGCGGCCCACGCTGTGCAATAGGAGACGCACTTCCAATGGCAAATCGTGTACAGGCGATGCAGAACCGCATTCGGCGCGCGGTTCGTACCAAAGACGAGGCGGGCGTACTAAACGCCGTCGCTGAGTTGTCGCGCGACCCGGACCTCATGGGCGAGGTGTTGTCGGGCGACGATTACCCGGCAGTCGGTGGCGAAAGCCCACAGCACCACGTTACGATTAACGTGCATGGTGGCAAAGCCTCTGACGACAGCGACGATCCTCCGTCTGCGGCGGCTGTTCCTCCCGATGATGACACTCCCGCCGCTGGCGGTGGTGGCGACCGGCTTGCGGCACTTGAGGCGCGCATTGACCAAATCGAACAGGTGCTCGCTATGTTGGCCGATGAAGGCGGCGGCGATGACGACGACACGGAACAGGCACAGCAGCCTGCGCCGACAGCAGAGGGCGGCGAGGGCGGCAAAAAGCCGGACAGCGACGAAGGTACCGGTGACCGTCGCAGCACTATCGACCGCCGCGCAATGGTGGGCGATTCCACTTCGCTCCGCGAGGGTTTCCACCGCGTACTAAGTCAGGCGGAAATCCTGATGCCCGGTATCAAACTGATGACTTTTGACGCCGCCGCAAAGCCGGGCGTTACACTTGACGCAATGTGTGACTTCCGTCGCAAGACGTTAGAAGCATCACGCCACACGCCGGCCGGCAACTCGGCACTTGAGAGCGTCATGGAGGGGCGTCTGCCGCGGTCGTTCCACGACAAGTCCATGACGTGTGACAGCGTTAGCCTTGTGTTCAATGCGGCGGCTTCACTGCTCGCGTCGCAGAACCGTGGCCGTGCAACTCAGCCGCACTTCGCGCCCGATGGCAAGCGCAACGGCTTCTCAACCGGAGCACCCTCCCCTGCGGCAATCAATGAGGCAAACCGCAAGGCGTTTGCTCAGTAATCCCGACTTAGTTCAAACTAGGAGAAAGACAAGATGGTTGCGTTCCTTACGCGGATGCCTGCCGGCATTCCCGGTGAAACCAATCGAGGCTTCGCTTGCATCATCGAGCCTGCGTCGCTGACACCAGTTGGCACGACCGGACATCCGACCACTTACGGCGTTCCGCTCGTTGTCGATCAGACCGGCGGCAACGTCGGTAACATGCGGACTATCGCAGCGGGCGACACTGCCGGCAACGTTTACGGGCTTTATGTTCGCCCGTACCCGACTGGTGGAAGTCAGGACCCACTCGGCGTTTCCACTCCGCCGAATGATGGTCCGTGCGATGTGCTGCGCTCGGGTTACATGAGCGTGTTGTTGTCCGGCTCTACGGCGGCAGTCAAAGGCGGCCAGGTTTACATTTGGACCGCCGCTGCGAGCGGCACGCACATCGTCGGCGGGTGGGAGTCGACCAACCCCGGCGGCTCTGGCGTGCTGTTGACAAACGGTTTCTTCATGGGGCCGGCGGATGCGAATGGCATCACTGAGATCAGCCTCAAAATCGGCTGATCGTAACCAAACGGAACAGGAGTAAAATTGTAATGTCTGCGATGCAGCCCGTCCGTCTTGCGGACTCCACGATGCTGTCGCGACCCGGGCTGATTCGCCCGGACGCCGAATGGGTGGCTGAGTTCAACAAGACACACCATGAAGGCCCGCGTCGGCATTTCACCACCGACAACTTTATGACGTTCGATAACGCCAGTGCGTTCACGATTGACAGCACCGGCGCGTTTCTGATCGGCGAACTCGAGCGGCTTGACCAAAAGCTACACGAGCCGTTGGTTGCGGTTACTTGGGGTCGCGACATCGACCTTCGGGAAGACGTGACCATTGCTGACGAAGTGTCCAGCTTCACGCTGTCTTCGTTCGCATCACCTGGCGGCATTACACCGGCAGGCAAGGCGTGGATTGGTAAGGACTCCAACGCGATCACTGGCATTGCGTTGGATATCGGCAAGGTAACCAATCCTTTGCTGCCGTGGGGCGTCGAACTCAAATGGACGCTACTTGAGTTGGAGTCGGCC